ATCGCAAAAATATGGCCGCCGATATTGATGTGCCTGGTTCCGTAGATAGCGCTCACGGCGTTGATGTTGTCCCAGGACAGATTGTATCTAAATGTCTTTTTGGCGATGAATAGAAACCGCCCGCCCAATACACATTTTAGCCAGCCAGCATCCGTATTCTGCGCCGTCCCGGCAGTGAGGCTTAAATATGTGGCTAAATCATTACCACTGATAAAGTTGGCAGCACTGACCTCGCCATAGAATCCCTGAACCATATCCCCTACCATATCCTCCAGACTTCCTGCTGGGAAAGTAGCCGGCTCTGTTGGGTCAGACATGACCGGATCAGGTTCGGACGCGGCAAAATTGATCGTCATTGATACGTCCAGCGCATGGGTCATGTCTTTGGGGATGTGCAGACAGGTATAGTCCGCCGTCACTTCTCCGCTCGCAGGAATAGGGTCGAATTTAATTTTGTTGTACTCAGGCAATTGCCGTGTCCAGTTGCTGTTTTCCACCCCACCCACTTTAATGACTAAGTTGCTTATGTTGTAATGCGGCAGCGTAAAAACATCCAGTGTTCCGTTGGCAGTCCCAAGAACCACCCCTGTTTTGGCTACGCCTGCAAATACCCCTGTGCGCGGCATTCTGCATCTTAAGCCGATTGCGTCCCAGTCGATGTGCTTAACTTCCTGGTTAAAATCTTCCTCTCCGAACCTCCCAGCCAGTGTAATCGTCTTAGCGGACAGGTCGTATGTCCTGGTACCGGTGATCCTGGTCGGGTCGTTTAAATAGGAAATGCTTAAGTTATTGCTGGTTGGTGCGCTGCCTCCGGTCAAATAGTCGCGCAAGCCGGTACCGTACCAGAATAAACCAGTGTCCACGTTGTAGAGAGTCACATAGACCGTGCAGAATATATCGATGAATGTTGTGTTGTTCTTCACGATTCCGACCGGGTCGCCGTTGGAATCTTTCAGTAACGCATGAGTATTGATGGCGGTGGTATCTTCGCTGATGCCTACCTCAGTTATGGTATTGCCGTTAAACTCCGTTGTCCCCAGTCGTATCTTTCGGGTCCAGGTACTCATCGGATATTCCCTGATCAATTCAACGTCTGCTGCTGCCTTGTAACCAACTCGGCTAAATAAGGTTGTTCGGTCTGCCGCCAGCGTGCCTGTGCCGCTGCCAAATACGATGTTTACGAAATAGGTATTGAACTGCAGGAGTCTGGTATATATCCTATCCAATACCATGTTTTCTCCGAAGGCTTCCTGTAATAGCTCCTCTGTTGCCGCGTCTCTTACTTCCACGCGGAACCTATTATGGATGCTGACCATTGGTTCACTCATAATCTATCACCTCTCTCTAAGTTTCCGGCACGAACAAATCTACTACGATCGCACCCGGAGCAACTTTGATACTTTCCTTATCCACCGATGGCACCGCATAGGTCAGCGATACCATTCCCGCCGAGATCGTGCCCGGTGCCACGGTTACACTGTCTCTGTCCACAACTGGCACTTCCATGGCAAGTGGTATCATGCCTACTGTTATTTCTGGTACAACTGATATTTCTGGTACAACTGATATTTCAGGCATAAATGCCGGGCTGCCTTGTTTTAAGAAATATCCGTATGTCTGTCTATACCCAAACATAAGCTACACCAACCTTGCTACGATGCAGTTGACTCCTGTCGGTATGCCAACCGTTTTAGCGGGCGTTCCAGCGATAGGACTACGCCAACCTCCTGCCGCCACGATTAAAGTCAGTCCGTTTACCGTGAAACTCTGTGGTGTAGCTTCGCTGTGATATATTTCAATCGAAGTAATATTTTCACTAAAGGTCAGTACATCTGCAGTCGCATCACTTTGGTCTTGCATTTCTGCAACATTACTGCCCGATAGTTCCATTTTGAAAGCATCTTTAGCAGTGTTTCTAAGTGACGCCAGCAAATTTAATAATGCTTGCATTTATCTCCCTCCTTACAACTTAATTAAGACATAGATACAGCTTTCCAGTTAGCATCTGTAGTCGTATTTGCCGCCGAGCATATATAGATATGTGTAGCGTCAAACTTGATTTCGCCCTTGCTTCCTGGTGTACCATTGGTGCCGCTTGCCGTGGTTCTCTTATAATCAACATCAACAGGTTTGTCGTTGTTTGCCGTCCCATTTTCTGCCGCAGTTATGGCAATATCGGAACCACTTGCCGCCGCCGCCCATGTTGCCGAAGCATCTATGCAAGAAATCAGTCCTGCGGTGTCTGCAAATGCGTGAGTCGGAACATCAGTAGCACTCGCTTTGGTATAAACTACCGAGTCAAAAGTTACGGTGTCACCTACTGCGAGTTGTGCCAATGTTGCCGCAGGAATAGTAACGGCAGATTTAGCCACTTCTGACCCGCCCGATGTTGACCCGACCAGTTTATTTATTGTGGCAACTGTTCCGTTCTTAGATGTACCTAATGCTACTGAACTGATCGTCAACTTGCCTGTATCATTAACAGAGTTCCAAGCCGCCAAATTATTTAAGAGAGTGTTCAATCCTGCAACATCTGTAAACTGTACGGCTGTTGGGTCAGAACCCACCATTGTGAAAGTGTTGCCATCAAAAACAACGGTATCGTTTACCCCTATCAACGCTGTCAATGCCGCCGCAAGTTCAACTGTTGATGCTGTTGCATTTAATGGCAATGATGCTTCGGGTAGTGTAATCACAGGAGTTGTCAGGGTCTTGTTGGTTAAGGTCTGAGTAGTATCTTTCATTACAAACTCGTCTGCGGCACCACCGATATTGGGTATCGTGACAACTGGTGTTGCATCGGTCTGGTTCGCTGATGTGACTGTGACCCCTTTGTCCCCGTCTGCAATCAAAGGAGTGGTTAGAACAGGGGAAACAAGAGAAGGTGTTGCGGTGTAAGAATCTACTACCGTCCAACCTCCTTCTGCGGGTGCAAGGGTCTTGTATTCGTTTTCGGTGGTGAGAGTGACACTATCTGCTCCGTCTATCTTTTCCCCAGATGCTGGCACGATGGTTACTGCATTAGCAGAGGATTCGGTCTTTTTAATGGTGAAGCATCCTGCGTAGTCCCTCGATGCTCCTAACTGAACGGTGCAAGCTACAACGGCAGATACCTTTAAAATCGCATCACTCGGCAATAGAAATACTTGATTGCCTGATACAGTTCTTATTTTCACTATTTATGCCTCCTTCTTCGGATGATTTTCTCGGTAATGTTTGAGTAATTCCCCCTGGCCATTGCAGGTGAAATCACACTTTTTGCACCGTCTTATGGTTTCGGTGCTGTTGCCTTTGTTTTCACTTTCATCTATCTCAAATTGTCGGCTGAGTGCCTTAATCAAAACGGGACTCTCGGTTTCAAATGTTCCGTCCTCTTTAAAGTAAAGTCCCTTCCTGCCGGTTGCTCTTTGCAGGGGAAGGGAGAAGCGTACATATAGATTCGGTTCTGCTTTAAATCGCATTTCTTCACCTCGTTAGTAAAGGGGGGATTTCTCCCCCCTCACTTGTTAAATGATTTCGATTGCGGCTACGGTGCAAGCATGGTGGGTGTAAAGTTTCTTGGTATCATCGGTGGGGTCGATTGATAACTCAATCGTGCCGTCACTCTGGGCAAATGCTCCGGTTTCAACTTGGATGGCGTAATCTGCCGCTTTGGTTGCGGTTACAATGGTTTTTGCCGCCGCTCCGAATACGTTGTCACCAGCACTTACAGTGATGGTCAGACCCGTTGCATCGCCAACATGAACCAGAAAGATGACTTTCTGCGGTTTGCCTGTCGGGGTGTAGATGAATTTCTGTGCTACACCAGCACCGTCTTGGTCAGCAGCGGCTTTTTTTACCTCGATTGCCGCACCAAAACCAGTAATCAAAGTATTGGTAATCGCTAAATTCTCTCCAGCTGCCATGTGTTCTCACTCATCCTTTCTATCTTAAAGTGTGGCGGACTCTGCACCGTAGGTGAAGGTCGCTTTGATAAGTTCTCTCGGTTTGATGACTTTGTAACCATAGACCAAGCCACCATCAACCTGAGTTGAACGGGAACCGCTCAGTTCAATGGTTCTGGTTGCAAGCTGCAGGTCAGCATAGCCGATAGCTTGGTAAGAACCTGCAAAGCATACAGAAACCGGAGTAGTGTTAGAGTTGTAAACGGTATTGGTCACATAGGTGTCAAAACCTAAGTCCTTTGTCCAGAACATACCGCCTTTGCCGTTTGTACCTTCGTTGATGCTGAATTTAATGCCGGCAAGTTTCAGTTTAATCATCATCCACGGGGGGATAACGAGGAACATATTGTTCTCTTTGACATTGTTGGCATACAAAGCACTCGCCATTTCTGCAATAGAACTAATAGCATTAGCGGAGGTTACGGTTGCGGATTGTGCTGTTCCGGCATTAGCGAAGTCGGGAATATACCGGAAAGCATCTTTTTCTACAGCATCTTTAAGTGCGTAGGCGGCTCTTTCTGTCTGTGACCCTTGCAGGTCTACATTCGCCATCAGCTTGTCCACATCTTCTACTTTGAAGCAGAAGGTCTGGGTCTTATCAATCAGCATTGCGATCTGGTCATCGTTCAATGCTTCTGCGGTAAGAGTGCCAGTATAAGCAGTAATAGTGGGGTCAGCTAAACCAGTGAAATACACGGTGTCACCGTACTGCTTGATGGGAGCCTTTATCGGGGCTTTGCAGATTTTTTTCAGTACAAGGTTATCTTCTAATGTGCGGTATACACTCGCATCCCAAAGTTCGGGGATAAATCCTCTCGCTACGTTATTGGTATTCATCTATCATCTTCCTTTCAATTACCATTTTTGGCGGCTCTCTATAATCCGCTTGTAGTTCTTGATCACCCACGATTGGTTGGCTTTGTTCTTCTCGAAGGTGTCAAAAGTGATGAAGTCATCGGCAGT